TTTTGGAGTTATTTGGCTGTCCAACATATACTGACTTGGCTTACCGCTAGATGTCTTGTTTGGAAGTTGATTGTAATCTGCAATAGATACACGATTAATAATCTGGTCAGAAGTATCTGTACCAGAACTATCTCGTATTACTGCGTCCATAATATCAATTGTACCTACTGGTAGTGTGTATGGCGTAGTTTGACCATTTACTAATGTCAAAGTTTTTTGCTCTACAGACCAATAGTTAATACCTCTATTAGACCATTCTGAAAAAAGAAGGTTAAGACTGCGCCTCGCAGACACAGCCTTATCACCAGTTTGAACTTGAGGATCAACACCGCAACGCTCAAATGCTTCAGTAATTATTTCTTCTACATTTGGTTTAAAGGCTACAGTTCCTGATAGTGCCATTTAAGTCCCCTAGTATTGTTTAATTCCGCGTATAATTATTTGATACGCATCTCCAACTGCACCTGCACCAGTTGTTGTAAACTTAATGTCACCACTACCATTTGCTCCGTAATCGGCAGTGTTTGGTAAACCTCCGAATTTAGAGAAATCTTGATAACCTGATTGATTTTCATCAAGGTGCATAACTATAACGTCAGCATCAGCGTCTGCTAATACCTCTACAGTCATTGCCTTAATAACCCACCAACATTCTGCAATTCTTAATCCTGTGCAAGTGTCTCCATTTGCACTTTTAGTAAGAGCAGAAACATCAATTTTACTAACGGCACTTTCGTTGCCACCATCTACATACTGATACTGAAAAGCAAAAACTACTTCCCTAGTGCTTTCTGAAATTTTTGTTACTGTTTTAATATCCGCCATTTGCTACTCCTATAGTTGTAGGTGGGGTTTCATCCCCACCAAAAAGTTTTATGGACGAACAGGAGAGTTATACGCTTGAGCATACATAATCGTAATAACTGCAACACCAGCAGTAGTACCCGCACTACTTGTCACTGTAAGTTTAAGATCGGCAGTTCCTGTGTCAGCCCACTCACCTGTACCACCACCTTGTGTAGTAACAGTTTTAAGACCAGCACTTGTGCCAGATGCCAATGTATTTAAGATTGTTGTTGCGCCACCAACTGTATCACCAACACTCAAGTTTGTTGTTGTGTTAGCCGCAGTAGACATATCAACTTTACAATCAATAATTTTAGATTTTGCTGGAATAACCATGTTGGTTGCACCTGCCGCAATAGCTCCATTTGATAGATCCATTGTGTGCGTTTGCATCATGACAACATAACCGACATTTGCTATGTCGCTTCCAACTGTTGTGCCTGTTGTGTTTTTGATAGTACCAGCCCGAACTGGGCCTGAGAATGTAGTTGTACCCATAATAATCTCCTGTCAGGGTTAAAGTCAGTCACACCATGCGACTGTCAGGGATAAAAGTACACTACAACAGCTTTAATTAAAAAGAAAGAGGCGATCCGAAGACCGCCTTTGTTTTGTTGATTACCAATCTTTGCCATTGATTTTTACTTTGGTAGGGCGTTGAATGATAGTCTGCCTTACACCTTCTCGAACACCATGATCTTTGACTTTAGCCATACACTCAACTGCATTGCCTTTGCCCCACTCATTAGAACCTTTGTAGATCACAATATTCTCGTCATCATCGCGGCAGATGTTGATGTAGCTTGTACCCCAGTTTCCACCATCTAACTCAACAACGTGCTTAACTGTAAGAGTGAAAGCCTGACGCTCTCCCACTGTGCCGACAAACTCACACTTGCCATCTCTAGTAGCCCACTCAGCCTTTTGAGCCGCACGCTTGTCAATCATCTTGACCATAGCGTTACGCATATTGTCAGTTGGCTTACCAAACTTATTAATACCTCTTTTAACGGCTGATAAAAAACCTTCACCATTTGAATCTTCAAATTCAACAAAATCAATAATTTCTTGAGCGCGATCATCAGACGCGATCCAGTTTTTACGCTTTGTATTAGCGGCATTAGCCATTCTGTAATTGCGAATACTACTGTAATAGTTAGCTTCGCCTGGGTGATTATCTATATATGCCATTTTATAATTCCTTTATTTCTCTACCTATATACAATATATAGTACACTAAATAGAGTAATGCAAGGGGGTAAGTAAAAAAAAGAGGCGACCCTAAGACCGCCTCGATTAATCAAAATAATTTGATTTATTATATTACGCGCCTTCTGATCCGAAGATACCACGCCAGTCAGTGAAACCAAAAGAGTAACGCTCACGCACTTTGTAGCGCACGTTACCAGTTTCGAAATCACCTTCCATGCCTTTTTTCATAGGCGAGCGTTGGAACATTTTCAGTCCATCTGGAACATCAGTCTTGATGAAGAATGCATCCGCATCTGTTAAACGGCGCATCACATGATAACCTTGTGGTAAGTAACCACCAGATTTAATCGCATTGATGTCGTTGTCCGCAGTACCAGTGCGAAGTTGTGATTCCAACAAACGCTCTGCAACAAAAGTGTAAGCTGTTGGGATAACCAACTGCGTACCTTGAGCGGCAATTCTAAGACCACGATCATCTTTCATATCCGCTATTTGGATAAGAATCGACTCTAGTGATGTCTCAGACAAGTCAGCCGCTGTTGCTAACGTGTTAGACTGGTTACCATTTTGCGTTGGGTGAGTTGTACTTAAAAGAGTAGTACCATCTCCACCATTTGCAGTAGTTGCGTTATTTAAAACATTTGCCGCTTTGATTTCTTTAGTGGAAGCCATTGAGCGTGCAAGTGCTTTTGTATAACGAGAAGCAATTGAGCCATACTGACCATCTTCTTCAGCTTCCTCAGTAATTGAGAACGCTAAAGCAACTGTTTCATGTTGGTAACGTGCAGTCCATTGTTGACCAGCATCATCATAAGATACCGCTGAACCTTCAGACTTTGTTGGTGCAGTACCGAAACCAGATAGAAGTACATCTTCTTCAAACGCTTTTTGTGAAGTGTTTGATGAGAAGACTGCTTCGTATTCAGCAGGGTAGCTGTCATATTCGAGGCCAAACAAGGTGTTTAGACCTGGCTCAAGCATTTTAGCAAAACTTGCTCTATTCATAGCCATGATTTAAATCCTTCCTTAAATACCAGCGACATTAGTACCAAGAAGGTGTTCGTTAATCGTAACCTCCATGATCGCGTTCGCACCAAAAGCATTGTCAGGTGCATCGTAAAGCGCAACGATCTTGCAAGAAGCTATTCCTGCCGCCATTGTGCCACTCAGTTCAAATCCAGATTGACCTGTTAAAGTCGAACCTGCCCCTGCAACAACATCACAGCAATTCATGATATTTGTTTGTGCAGGAGTTCCAGCAGACTGTGCTTTAAACACTGTGTACGGATCATCATATACATAAGCAATGATGTCAGTAGCAACTGTGCCTGAAGGCCAATACTCACTGTAAACATATGATCCATCTGCGGCTGTATATGAACAACCATCGAATACACCAATGTTGTTGGTTTCTGTTGCAGAATGAGGAGTAATAGTACCAGCCGCAACAACAATAACCATATCACCTTTGAAGATGTTTTCTGCAAGTCCACTTGCAATAGTATATTTGTTGGTGCGAGGCGCATTACCGCTCATGTGACGAATCGGGACAAACCCGAATGCGGCGTCTACATTTGCCATTTTTTCGCTCCTATAGCGTTAGAGTTAATCGCTCATGGCAGAAAGATTTCTACCGCGACTTGAGGAAGACTTCCGTTCTTGATAGATTGGTTGTCCGTTTCGCCGTCCTAAAGCATCTAGATCACTAGCAATTGATTCATTTTGCTCACCATTCTTACTAGAATAGTATTCTTTCATTGATCTATGCCGTTCTTCTGGCATTTCACAAAGCAACATTCCTTCAATTCCTACACAACCTGCCCACTGTCCGTGATTGATAGTCGGAAACAACTTACTCTTCACAGTCTCAGCTTTGCGTGCTTCCCATCCTTCACGCATACGTTTGTATACGTTGTCTGGCGTATCCTTCCCTTGAATCGAGGTAGCTACCCACCTTTGGACGAAACCTGGACGAGCTTCGGGTGCATCCAAAAGTGCTGGGGGTTTCCATGAGGTTTCTTGACGAGCTTGCTCATCCCTCACAGAGTTTCGAGTTTCGTCTGCGCGCACATTTCTATTCTCAGTCATTATCTGGCTCCTTTTTGACGCCGTATTTCAGCTTCATATTGTTTAAGACCTTTTTCATCAGTGATTCCAAGTTCTCTAGCCATTTTGAGTTGTTCTTGCGACATTCTCACTCTATTGCCCTTGTAGTTTGACGAACCGCCTGTAGTTGGGGCGACTGGGGGTCTACTTTTTGCTCGTGGTCTACTTGGACTTGATCCCGAAGATAACTCAGGAAAAACCTTTTGTAAACGATTGTTTAGATGATCGTAATATTCATCAGAATTTTTGTCGTAACCTTCTAAGTCAAGTTGGACATCAATTGCACGAGCCGCCGCAGTTTCACGCTCAAAGCCAGCGGCATTAAACCAATTGTTTTGTTGCCACCACGACATAGCTTTTTGTGGAGCTGGGTTTTGCACAGCTTGTTGTGCGCGCCCAACTGTTGGAGATACAGCACGTTGCTGTTGTTGTTGCTTTTGCATCTCTGCAATTCGCATAGCCGCTCTCATATCAGCCATTTGCTCTTGGAAGTTTACTTGAGCTTCTGTGTCACCTTCCTCCACAGCCTTGTGTAAAGCCTGTTTAGTTTGGCTGTAGCGATCATTGAACAGTTGCTCTGCGGATTGCTGAGAGCCTTGCTCTAGTCGCTCTAGTCGTTTCTGAAGCTGTGCATTTTGCTCTTGTATCTGTCGAGACTGTATTTCAGCGTCTCTACGTTGACTGACAAGTTTTTGAATACGCTTCTGGACTTTCGGCCCATAGTCGTCTTCTTCTTGTTCTGGCTTTGCTTGTTGCTTTTCTTCTGCAACATCCTTCGCCTCTTCAGCCGCTTCTTGAACTGGATCTTCTACGACTTCGATTTCAAAATCTTCAGAGCTTCCTTTAGCTCTTTTGATCTCGTCTTCGATTTCTTTCATTACATTGCTTTCTACCATTTGGTTCACCCCACATACGCGGCGACTTCAACACCTTCTGGCAAAATCGATGTTATTTCATCATCATTTAGCAGAAGGAACTTAACGCCTTTTACAACAAGTTTCTGACCAGCATATTTTCCATAGGTTATGCGATCTCCGACCTTTGGACTTACATCGGCACGCCATCGCTTGCCAGTGTCTCTGTCCCGATACGCTAAATCACCCAAGGCGCAAACTGTGCCATGAGCGGTAAGGTATTCTTCATTGTCTTGTGATATTGTTGGCAGATGTAAGCCACCTGCTGTTTTAGTTTTAACCTGATTAGGTTGAACCAAGACCTTCCAATTTAAAGGTATCGGCAGTTGCTTTGAACTGATCTCTGATTCAGTTTCTTCGTCTTTATATATTCTGTCATGTTGATGAGACACGTTATACATCCTCTTCGTTTATATTTTTAATCGTTTCGAGGATAATATCTGACGCTTGCATTAAGCCTTCAGATATACCCACGTTTTTTTGATATGAATTGAAATCGGAAATCCGACCTTCAACCATACTTTTAGCTATTTCTAGCTTCTCCTTCTCCAGATTTTTTCGGATCTGTTGGAGCAGATCGCTGACTGTCATTCTTGACACCTCCTGTCATGGAGACACCTGTAACATGAACAGTTACGTCTTTACTTTCTGAAGCCATTAATATCTCCCTTTTGATTTGGCCTTTTTCTTCTTTACCTTCTTTTTAACTTTTTTAACAGCCTTCTTTTTTCCGTACTTCATTTTACTTCCTCCTTTCATTAACTTTCCAAAACTTGCGCGGTTCATCTGTACATTGCACCTTTCTTAAACTTTGAAAGAAATTTTAATACTCCTGCCTTCATTCCCAAAAAACCAAGTGGGCCTGCATACATAGTGGTAATATCAGATTTTTTACCATCATAATAATCTTTAAATCTATTATCTTTAGATGAAAGTATACCAGCAACTTTTAATATAAATGGGCTATTTATAATTACACCTTCTTCTGAATCTGAAAATTCATCAGTTTTTCTTGTTTTTTGCAATCTATTGTAAGCATCATAAGAATCTAAAAGCATAGGAAACACAGTTACATCAGATAAACCCATGTCTAAAAACCCACGTCCTTGACCACCAATTAAATTATCTACTTGATTAGGATTAAGTGGAGTATTTTCTTCAAGAAATACGTTTAATCTATCTCTAGTAGGCGTCATGCTGTTTTGTATTGTGCCTTGTTCTTTCTCATACTGAGCGCGAGGCATACCAAATTTTTGTTCGAATAAGTAGTCTTCGTAATCTACTTCACCTACACCAGACAATGCACCTTCATCAGCCATTACACGCTCCCACCTGACAACTCACGCGCCAGTATCTTTAATGTATCCGCAAAGCCTTTATCTAGCTCTTTAGCGGCTATTGCAAACTTTCTGGGAGAAATGTCATCAGACTTTAGACCACGGCGTTCTAAGAAGCTCTTTGCCGCTCTGATCTCTGCTTGCGCTACTTTTTTAACTGCCGCTTTAGCCATTACATTTGATCTCCGTTTTCGTTTTCACCCATACTATTTAACGCACCATAACTAATTATAGGCGCAATCGCCGCAGTAGGTACACCCTTTTTAATTACTGACTCTCTAAACTCTGGCGTTATCTTAATACCTCTTGAACTAAAAGGTTCACTAGTATTTAGCCTAGATGTAATTGGCGGTGGGTCTAAAAATACTTGTCCTATCGGGGGATTTACATCAAACTTTTTAAGAAATTTCTTTAATCTGTTTTGAGTATCGCTTATATAAAATTTTTCTGTACCTGGCTCTAAATCTTCAATATTTTTTCCAGTAACTTTAGCAATTGCCCCTATATCGTCAGGAAATGTTAAATAATCAACATTTGGATTGTTTACAGCATCCAGAATAGATTTGCCTATTATTTGGTCTACCCACTTGTCTTGAGATGACATAAATGGCGCGCCTGCTTTTTTAAATCCTTGCTCACCACTAAAGTTATCAAGCTCTATTTTTTTCATTTCGTTTCTGGCGTCAAGTATGTCCATTTTAAGTAACATATTATCAGCATTTAAATTGCCGTAATATCTTCTGAAACCTTCATTTAGCCAATCTACTGGCTTTGACGCCATATATTCCTGAACAGCTTCAACGCCCAATGGCTCTCTAGTCCAAGCAGTTTGCATTCTGCGAGCAAGTGGCTGATCAACAATTCTTTTGTCATCTTTGGCAAGTAAATTTACACCTCTAAACTCGTCAAAGTTGTAAAGTTGATAATGCAAAAACTCCAATTCATCTTCAGTCATTAATGCTGTATCTAATGGAAGCTCATCTTTAATCTTAAAGGCTTTTGCCATGTCTTTAAATGTTTCATACTGATCTGATGGGACATTTCTTGTTGGGTTTTTAATTAATTTATTTATTTGAAAAATAGCCGCTTCACGCCCAAGTCTACCCAACTCTTCTTGGTTTAAATTATTGGCAAACATCTTTCGATTATTTTCTCTAAGTTTGTTAGAGCCAATTCTTGCCTTTTCATTTAGTTCGTTAAATCTAGCAACTAATAAACTTTCATCGTAATTTCTGGTTTCAAGTCTAGGTAAGTTTCTTTTCTTTTCATATATTGGTTCTGGATCAGTAAGATCTTTACCTTGCTGAAGTTTTTGAAATGGATCTGATTGCCCTTCACCAACATACATAGCTTTTTCACCTGAACGTGTCGGAAAAATACCTGTTCTGCTGTGCATTACTGTACTAATAGCATCGTCTCCAAAATGACCACTTTCAGCAGTCTGAAGAATATTTATTCTTCTTGTTGGATCAAAGTATCGAAATAAATTTTCTGTGTAGTCTTCAGCACCTTCTGGGAAATAATCTGAATATTGAGTGTCACCTGCACCAAAAACTCTAGGTGTTTCTATGTTATTTCGTTCATAAAATGAAGGAGGATCTTCATCATAGGAGTTTTTCAGTAATTGACGTAACCGACTTGTTAAGTAAGTATCTAAATCCATAAAGTCTGAATCGTCAGGATTATTTTTAATCTGTTCAAGAATATCTGAATTAGTATCACCAGAGCCTCCATACGCAACCTCAGGTTCAAATGGCACTAGATCATCAGGGTTAGACTTCATAGTATTAAGAATATTTAACTTTTCTTCATTGACCATATCTGTATCTTGCAGAACTTCTCTTATAGCCAATTCCCTTCTTTCAACACTGGTTAAAAAATCCGTTTCACCAGTAAATCCTGAATCAACTTTTCTTGTGTTTATTTCAAGTCTGGGATCATTTTCAGTAAGGTATTGAATAATTTCACTTTTAGTAACCTTTTTATCTTTAAAGAAATCATCTGCGCCAGACCACTCTAGCTCATCTGACTTTGCTCCATTCCTTAACATCATAGCTTTTAATTGTTCGTAAGAGCCTTTTTCTTGCAACAATTCTTTAGCCGCCTTTATGGTTGGACTAAAAAATTTAGCTAAAGCACCAAATACATTTACAGGATTAGCCATATCACCACGCCTTACATGACCAGTATCTGGCCTTTGTCTTTGGGCCAGGGTTATCACAATTATGACGCGCTCTGAAGCTCTTTCTGCGACCTGCCTGTGCTTTCTTAATCTTCATATTGGCATCCCCAAAGGTAACTTTCTTAACTTTATCGCCATCAGTCACATATACAACAGACTTCTTCTTGCCATAAGATGCTTCACCTTTAGCTATTCTGCGTGGCTTGTTTAGAGTTACAGTTCTACCTTGGTATTTTGCCATTATTCTAAATCTCCAAATAAATCATTGTATTCTTGATCAATAGCATTTTGATCTTCTGGCGTCTTTACAATTCTAGGCGTTTCTGTGCGTTGCCAATCTGGTGGGGTGTAATCCAAACGCTCAGAACCTTGTGGGCCAAGAGCCGCTTTCCACCCTGCAACCATATCAGGTCTTTTTTCTTTGATGCCCATTTTTGGATCGCTTACACCAATGTATGAAACATCATTTTCACGACTTGTAATTTCGTATCCATAAATGTCTGGATTATTTGGGTCTGCTTTATATCCTGAGATTTTGTAAACGTCTTCTGGACTTCCTTTACCACTAGGAGGCATCATATTTGTCCCTATAGGAAGAGGTAGCCTGCCTTCAGAATTTAATTTCTGACCAATCTCATAAGGCAAATTCATCGTATAAGGCATATCTTCAAGTACACCTTTAATCTTAGATGCCATTTGATCACTTTGTGCATCAGAAAAACTAGCCACATTATCTGGCACAACTTCTTGTGCATCTTTGGCAATCTGTATTGTAATCGCGTTAGCTTCACGAGGATCTATAGCTCCTGAACGAGCGGCAGTTTCCAATGTAGCCTGAATAGCTTCATCAGATGCAGACGCAATGTCATCCGTGTCTATTCCAATTTGCTTTGCAATGTCAGCAAGTTTTTGGTTGGACTTAACATTAAGACCAAACAACTCACGACCCAGAGACATAGCTAATTTACTTAGGGAGCCAAACATTACTTTTTATGTACTTTCTGAATATCAAATGACGCTTTTCTTACAGCACCTTTATGTGGTTTGTATTCGCCCTTCATGAGCTTGTAGCCTTTACCAGACTTCATCCAATGGTAACCTTTTGGTGCTTGTACTGTCTTCTTAACCATTACTTCTTGCCTTTCCAACTTATGCGCTTTTTAGATGTCTTTTTCTTAGCGGCTGTTTTACTCGCCTTGCTTTTGCATTGCGCCATAGTTGGTCTACATGCTGGGTAACCTCGTTTAGTCTTTGTGCGTGACTTACGACCACAAGGCTTACCTGTCTTGCAGTCAACCCAACCTTTGCCATTGTTCTGAGAGAACCAAGTTTTTAAGCTGTTACTACTTTTTTTTGGCACTTTTCTTACCCCAATTTTTTGCGCCTACCTTGCGACATTTAACTAAAGC